GTCAACAGCCGTCCAGCCCGGTGTTTGCGGATTGCTGATATTTTGCCATGTAACGCCTTGTGTGTCATCAATAATTTCCCACAAGAATCGTCCACCATTTGTTTCTGTTATAGCCATCGTTTCCGTCCGGCTCAGTTGGTAGTTTGCACCACCACCATTTATATCCGTAATCGCCGCAGACTCAGTTAAAAACTCTTGATAATACGTTCCTACAGTCGTGTCTTCTGCAATACCCATCGACTCATTGATGGTCATAATCAGCACAGCCACCTGTGCTTCTGCTATTGCAATCGACTCCGATATATTACCTAAGAATGTAGCAACTGCCTCTTCTACACTCACAATCCCAACTGAATCCGACACGCTCTCGTTGTAACTTGTCTGCGCGGCCTCATCATCCGTAATGGTTTGGCTATCCGTCACACTGACGTTGTAGCTGGTTATTGCCGCATTTGTCTCAGCAATAGCCGCAGTTTCCGTTACAGACCCCGCAAAGTTAGCAACAACAGACTGGGCCTCAGCTATGGCTGCGGTTTCAGATACTGCCACATTCATCGTCAGAGCTACAGTCTGAATATCTTGAATGCCTGCCGTACCACCCCACGAATCAGCACCCCAAGCGTCTTGACCCCAAGACGTACCACCAGTCAACGACTCCGTAATACTTACATCAATCAACAACCCAGCAGCTTGGGACTCGGCTAATGCGGTAGTTTCAGTAACGCTGACAGGGAAAGTCTCTCCCCCGCCCCATGCGTTCTCACCCCATGTGCCGTCACCCCAAGCTAACGCCATATCAAGTCAGTGTTAATGTGTATGTAACTGCAATTGTGTCACCGTTAACCACAGCCTTAGAACTAGAGAAATCACCGGCAGAAAACAATGTGCCAGTGGTTGAATCTTTAGTTGCGCTACCGCCAATGTTAATAAAGCAACCCGCCACTGTACCTGTGCTGGTCATGGAGAAAGACACGGCAGAAGATGTAGCTTTGCTAGAAGCGGCGGCAGAAGCAAATGAAGGCGTAGGACGGTTGCCAGAATATGCAGGGGCGTTAGTGCCACCTACTTCCAACCAGCCTGCGTGGGATGCTTGTGTATCAGCCACGTTAGCCGAACCCACACCTTTTAGACCCATCACAACTGCACCAGCGGCTGAGTTTCCAAGGATGGTATCCAAGGTCAAGTTCTTGCCAACAGTCGTTACCAAGTTCTCAATAGGAGCTTCCCATTTGACTTGACCATCCGCGCCGTAGCAAACTGCGTGATATGTACCATTGATAGCCATCTCATCAGAGGGCATGGTGTTGTATTTTGTAATTGCTGCTACTTGGTCGGTAGCGGTGATTTTGTCCAAGCTCATGTGAGGCTCCTTAATTAGAAGAACGGATCAATGCTGCCGTGGCTGTGTTAGCAGGCATTGTGATGGTGAAATTGGTAGATGTTTTGTCAGACCCAAAGTCCAACACAGCAATAGATTTATTACCCTGAGTAACGTTGTAGATCAAAGCACAACGAGCCGTCACGGATGCGTTAAACACCACATCGGCAAAGTCTACAAAAGCCGTATACCCAGAGGAGCTAATGGTTACACCCGTAAGCGTTACGCCGCCTGCAACATATCCACCACCGGTAACTTCACCAGATGTCGTGTAAACAGTGGTTGCTTCATTTAAATCAGCAGCAGCAGTGTACAGGGCAATCTTTAGCGTATTGGTGGCTAAGTTGTGAACGCCTGTATATAGCTCTGTTTTAAAGCTGGTCGTTTGGGTTTGAAGAATGTTGCTCATGCAAATTCCCCAGCCATGATGTTTGACTTGCGTCTGTTTTCACTCATAGGTATTACTCGCAAATTCCAAGGCGTATGCAAACCAGAGGCTTTTTTACCGCGCAATGGGATGATGTGGTCAACTTCCCAAGGAGTATCAAACATCTTTGTACGCAACTGTGCAAGGTCATACGCTTCTTGAATCATCCACAACAGATCAGGATTATGCGTTACAAAGCTTGGTGTAGCTTGTGTTTTAGATGCGTATCGCCTAGCAGTCCTTGCATTGACAGACGCTTTGTTGCGCTTAGCCCAAGCATTACATTTCTTGTTGTGCTTATCACGATTATTGGCAACCCACTCGTTAGCGCGGGCAACTACCGCATCTTTGTTCTGAGAGTAGTATTGTTTGGTTCTTGCAATAGCGCATACCTTACACGTACTTGTGCAACCGTCTTTTTTAGACGCATCTTTATGAAAATCAACTAAAGATTTTTCTTGTTTGCAGGCGCTGCATTGTTTCATATTAAGACACCGCCACCCGTATTTGACCGTCGCGGTATGCGTCAGCCCGCTGTTTGCCGTCGCCGAGATTTTTAAGCAAAGCAATTGCTTGTACATAACGCTCCTGATAGAGCTTGTACATACCATCTTCGGGAGCACTTTTCATATATGTGCCAGCTTCGCTTAAAGTTCCATATAACAAAGCTGAATCAAAATTGTCGCCTAACCATGAAGTATTAGCAGTCACAATAGACTCAGGAATATAGAAGTAGTGCAATTCTGCGTAGTAATTTGCATTTGGCGTAGGGCCAAGAATGAACGACAACTCATTGACGTTAGCTGACTGTGGGCCAAAGATGGCGTAGTGTTTAGGCTCAGATGCCACTGCACTCAATGGATATGCTTCACGGATGAAGTTCACATCTTTGTTTAGCAAATACAGATAGTCACCTTGGAACACCACTGCACCGTTTACCGTACCGCTATTAGCAACAGTTAAAGTAACTGTCGTTCCGCTAATGCTACGAACGATGGCGTTAGTACCAATGTTTGTTCCAGTGACTTGCTGTCCCGCCGCAATACCTGTTGCACTAGCCACAACAATAGTCTTTTGACCAGCAGTTCCGGTGGCCGTAGTAGCGTTATATGGATATATGGCCAGACTGTATGTTGACAAAAAGTCTTCTGGACAGGCCAAGTACTTATTGCCGGTAGACAATACACCCGTCACGTTCTTACGCAAGTTGGCAATCTGCACCGTGTTATAGATGCGCTGCTCCGCCTGCTTAATCATTGTATTGATTGCAGTCGTGTCAAACGTGTTCTGCGTGTAGTCAACTACAGCAGCAACAAGTTGAGCGTAAGTCATTGGCATAAGTAACCTTTAGGCCATTGGGCCTCGTGACATAACACCTTTAGTCGCCGCGCCTGCACCACGCATCTTGATACCAGTTGTTTTAGTGGCCGGCTGAGGACGACGACTAATGTTACCTACAGACATATTGACTGTATTGGCATCACTATGGTCAGGGCCAGAACCGGGATTGTCAGTAGCTTTAACAACTTTGCCAGTCATTGTGTGTGGCGTAGCATAGACCGCAGCATCGCCAACTTCTTTGCCCATCAATTTTTTGCTAAATGTAGCCATGATTAACCTCGCTTCTGTGCGGCAATCTTTGCCAAGTTACGACCCATAGTCTTCATATCGGCATTGGTTTTACCCTTACCTTTACCTTTGCCGCCCATCATTTCTTTCTGGGTTGGGCCGCTAGTAGGAAAGACTTGAACATCAGTCTTACCCTTTTTAGCAATGCCGTCGGCTGATTTTGTATATGCCATTTTAATCTCCTTCAAGATATAGATACTGTACCAACAAATGTCGTTGCCACCAAGTAGTTGGGGGTCAATCCTGCATCATTTAAACTAGCCCCGCCTACAGGTGCCCAGCCCCATTGAATGTTCCGCGAACCACCTGATAAATTACCAGAAGCATTAACGCCTGAAGTAACATACGTTGTGTCTTTACGTGGATTACGCAAAGCTTGTGGATCGTCCACAGGAAACGTTCCAAGCATCAACTGTGGCTGATCTGGATCCCAGCATTCTGGACATACCAACAACTGATATTTACGCTGCTTAATGATCTCAGTCTTAAGCGCCTTCAATTGATACTGTTGCCCACAACGATCACATTCAGCAATCGCTATCTTGCCGGATGCAAACCTATTTCCCATTACGTACTACCAATAAACATCTGACGAGGAACAAACCTAATCGCTGCTTTCTCGCGGTCTTCACCTGCGGCAATCTCAAAAGTTTCGTCGTAAATCTGTTTAAGCATCTGAATGCGAGGCATTAATTCAGGCACTTTAATAGCAATATGGTACGCCAAACCAGCTACCAAACAAGGCAGAAAGCGGAAGTTCATGTCAGCAGTTTCTACACCAGCGCCAGCATCTTGCACTCTACGCAGTCGGTAGTAAACAAATTGGTAAGGTGTGCTGTTATCTGGCGTAGGCCACACAGTTACCGAAGGAAGTTGAGGCACAAACACCGCAGTACCATCTGCTTGAGCAGCGGCTGTAGTGTTATTCTGCCCACGGAATACACCACCAAGGGTATTCCCTGATACATACGTGTAATAAATATCTTCAGTACCTAACCGAATAAACCCAGATCCAGCTAGTCCAACGACCGTGCTAAGCGTGATTGTTGTGTCTGTTGAGGTGATCGCACCATCAAGCACAGCGTTTGTAGGATTTGTTTCACCAGATAACCTCTGAATCCATACTTGGATTGGTCTTGCTTGACTAAGCTTGTTTGGAATAGTCGCATAGGTAGAAACACTAATACGTGTAATAGTCAAATCCGCTTGGGTAGAAGCTGTATTAGATCCAGTACGAATAACATGTTCTAACAAATCAATAGTATCTGTAGGTAGTGCATACGTAGCTAAACCCGGAGTCAGGTTAATAATCCCCTGCTCCATTGTCCACATGTTAATACCCTTAGACTGCCACTCAATGGTCATCAAGTTCATAGACCTACGTGCTGTACGCAAGTCATAACCAGAACGCATTTCCCGCCCAGCCCTCTCCCATGCTTCCTCGGCGATCTCCGTGAAGTCCATATTGAATAAGGTTGAGCCGGTAGTAGTCATCTAAATCCTGCCGTTTTCTTTGCAATAGTTTTAGGTTGTGCTACGAATTGCTTCCCGGCTTTTTTGCCAGCACGTTTTGCACGAGTTGTAGCAGCGTACTCAGCCGGGCTAAGACTTTTAATTGCAGCAGAAGGAAGGTATCTTTCACCTGTGTCAGAAGATTTTTTACCACTTTTGGTTCTCCATTTTTGATCGCCCCAGTTTTTAAGGGATTGCTGCGGTTTTTTAATCA